TTGAAATTCCAGAGGCTATCCGGATCGCTCATCACCTGGTCAAAGTATTTCTCAAACTCCGAGTAACTCATTCCTCTGTCTTTGAAGAATGCCACTGGTAGGGTGAGTAGGATAGCGTCGGGCGGTTCAAATAGATACTTGGCGCTTTTCATTGTTCCTTTTTAAGTCGTGATAGTTTGAAGCCGAGTTTTTCCGCTTCTGCGTGGTTCTCCTCAACCCAGATGGTATTACAGTAACCACATGCAGGCACCCAATAACGCTCATCGAGAAGTAGCTCTGTGCTGCTTTTGCCTTTCAGGTGATGTATGCCAGTTGCAGCGCCGCTACATCCAGGAGATCTGATCGCGCATTGTTTGCCTTTCCACCACGGGCGGCTCTTCTCCGCGTACTCCCGGTTGGCCCGCTGCCGCTTCTTGCTAAACGGCTGGATCTTTATCCGCTTCTTCTCCTTTGGTGGCTTGCCTTCGTTCTTCAGTTTAAGCCGGTAGGCGAGGTAGTCGTTCATTGTTCACTGTTCGTTTGATATTAAAAAAGCCTGAGCTTGCTTCGTTCTTGCTTTATACGGTTCTCAGCAGCGACTATGTAGCTTTCATTAATTTCAAAGGCAACATAGTCTAACCCGAATTCTTCAAAAGCGATAATACTGCTAGCACTACCGGTATGTGTATCAATCAATTTCATACCCGGTTCAGCAAATTTTGATAGCAGCCAACTATAAAGTTTCTTTGGCTTTTGAGTGGGATGTATTTTCTGCTCGTCATTCCTTCCACCTGTGTTGCTTAACCGATAGATGGCCGCCGGTTTATCAAATGAGGTCCATGCCATTTCCCATTGTGAGAAGTTTTCCCATGGCTGCATTTTATCCCAGCAGACGATACACCTCGTTGGGGGTAATGGGAAATAGTTCCCCCCCCATATGATCTGATTCTTTGATATCCGGAACAGCTCATTAAAGTATTCAGCCGGCGGTATCTCGTTATCCCATGAGAAAGAGCTTTTGTTGAGCAAACGATTTTTCAACTTTCCAGAGCCAGCATTCAACCTACCCTTCAACTTCTGAGTTGTAGAAACAGCAGGATAACCGCCTTCCTTTCTATTAGGAGCACTCCCCATTTGCATATTGGTGGCGTTTATCCCATATGGCGGGTCGACAATAGCCAAGTCGAAGTATTTATCTGGGAAATGCGCCATACCTTCCATGCAGTCCATGTTATAAAGCCTGTTCAGTTCTAACATTGTTCACTGTTTACGAGCTTATCCAGCTCTTTGATCACTGTTCTTACTTTGCAATGCCCATCGCGGACCGGTTGCTGTATTCCGCGTCCGGCCTGTCGATCTGCGGCATGGGCGTTTCCGGCTCTATCTCAAGGAACTTTGTCGGTTCATCGCTCTTCTTCCCGGTTAGCTTGGCATACATAACCTCTGTCTTTGCCGATTCAACGATGACCTTACCCACTTCGGATATTGCCTGAGCCCGTGATATTTCTTGCTTCAGCTGTTCTTCGGTTAATTCCTCATTTCCGAGGCGCTCCAACTGGGCAAACATGTGATCGCGGAGGTCGCTGATTTTATTCTTCATTTTTGATACGTTTTATACGGTTATTGATTTTCCTATTTAGGGCGCCTCTCAACTGAATTACCTGGGCGATAGGCTGCGGATAATTGTGGTATGAGTTTCTTTTCATTAATTCGGCGCATGAAAGGACTTCCAGATTATCCAGGTCGCAATTCAATGGATTACCGTCTTTGAAAACTACCTTCATTCCTTTTGGGATAGGGCCATGAGCGTTTTCCCAGACATACCTTTGTAGCGGAACCCACTCAGCAAGTGATACCCTTATAAACTTATAATCTATCCCTCTTCGATCTCGCCGGATGCTGATATCCATGTCGTTCTTTGTATTGTGAGGCAGATCCCCTTTTTTAAAACATGTAGCTTTAGCCCTGGCGATACTTTCAGCGCTCATGTATTCCGCCTGCCTTTTTCCTTTATTGGCAGGAACATTTCCTTTTTTGATCTGAGATTGTTTGCGGAATATCTCAACTATTCCCGGTGGCACAGACAGGCCCAATATTTTCAATCGTTGCCTTGCCGTACAATCGGAACGGCCCAACGCTGTGGCCATTCTTTTTGTCGGCATAGTGAGGTAGTTGGTCCTCAAAAACTGATCCTCTTCAGCCGTAAATCTTCTCATTGTGCACAGTCTTAGATGTTTATCTGTTTGCGTCGAAAAAAGCCTTACTAAACCCCGGGGGAGTAGTACTCCGTATTTCTGCCCGTTTGGGTCCTGGCACTACATTGTGCATTAATGATCCATATAGTGGCAGAACAGGGTTCTTTCTAAGTTGGCTATTGAACTGGCCCCACAGTATTGTCTTCTTTGTGTACGGATCACCATATTCACAGGGATTAAAAGACATTCTGCGAAACGGCTTCAACTCAGGTACAAGAGTTTCAATTCTCCCAACTGGGTTTTCTATTACCCAAAAACCAGTTGGTTTGAACCTGTCCACCATGTGTAGCACAATAAGAACCAGTGCGACATGAAGCTCTGTTGATGATTCGAAAGGCTCATATCCTGGTTTGGCGATGTCCTTCTCAGTGAACCACCTGGCTCCGCTCACGGCAAAATCGGTGCAAGGGCAGGCAGCCAATAAACCGTAAACAGGTAGCCCTATCTCTTCTATCTGAATTTGTAACCTGGTGAACCCTGCCAGGATATCCCCTTCGATCTTTTTATCCCATAGGATAACCGGGTATCCAGCGTCGATATAGTTCCTTACCCAGTTGCCTGTGTAGTCATACATGCTTACAATCAACTTACCTGAATTGTCAACTTTCATTGTTCAATGTTCTTTTCCAGTTCCTTTAATACGGTTCTATAATTCAGTGCGGTGAAGCGAAGGATCTTATACCCGAGTGCCTGTGCCGCGTTGTACTTCTCCGTATCTCCCGTGTACCCGGTTAATGTGGTATGCCGGCTTCTCTCGCTATTTAAACCCTCATACTCAATCAGAATTCTCTTTTCTGGTACCGCGAAATCTGCTTTCCAGCGGCGAATAGGATGGAAACGGAATTCGTTTATAACCTCAATCCCCTTTTCGTGTGCCCACCAGGCCAACTGGTTACCCATCCAAAGCACCTGCTTACACGGCTGGCTCGGTACTCGCTTCTTTCTGGCCTTCTTCGGGTTCTCCAGTTCCTCTATCACTTTCTGATTGAGGGAGGCTGCTTTCGAGGCCTTCAGGTCTGATATGGTCCAGTTGCGTTTCATCAGAAAGGCGCGTCTTTAGATTCAGTAAAATCCTTTATCGGTTTCCAGTTTCCAGGTGTTGGTGTTTCATATCCCGGTTTTGAGAACCGCATAAAGTTGCCGTCAAACTCCAGCTGTATTGTATCTTTTGCACCATCCCGATTTTTCGCCACCTTTGCATTCACCAGCTTTGGTGTACCGAATACCTCGTTCTCTGTCTCTTCTGGAGTAAGGAATAGGACGATATCGGCATCCTGTTCAATGGCGCCTGATTCTCTTAGGTCAGATAGTACCGGCTCTTTTCTCCCACCTTTCTCAATATCGCGGCTCATCTGAGAGAGTGCAATTACCGGAACATCCAGGTCCTTTGCCATACCTTTCAGGTCCCGGGAGATCTTGCTGATCTCCTGTTCACGGTTGCCCGCCTTTGAATTCTTGGCTGACCCTATAAGCTGCAGATAATCTACTATTACTCCGTCGAGACCATGCCGGAACTTCATCTGAGTACATTTACTATGCAGTACCTGGACGGACTGAGAGAATGAATCATCGATGTAGATGGGGAGTTTGGCAAGCTTTGCCGCAGCTTCGTTGAGTGTATCCCATTCGTGCTTCTGCAGGTGATTCCTTTGGATCTTTACGAAGTGGAGGCCTGATTCAGCTGCGAGGTTCCTTTGAAGGATTTTGTTAGCGCTCATCTCCAAGGAGAATAAAGCCATCTTCTTTCCTTTGGACGCTGAATATCTCATAGTTTGCAAGGCGAATGCGGTCTTCCCGCATGACGGGCGTGCGGCTATAATCACCAACTCTTGAGGCTTGAATCCGTAGAAGATATTGTCCAGATCAGGCAATCCCGTTTCAATGCCTGAAATAACATCCGCCTTCAGTTGTTCAATATACCTAAGGGTACCAGTGATCAACCTGTCAATACCTATCAAGCCTCCCTGCATAGTCCCGGCCAAAAGATTAGTCAAGTTTGTCTGCAGTTCGTTGATCATATCGAAAGGATCGGTAGACCAGTCACCCGCATTGCCGTATGCCTTGCCAGCCAGTTTTTGAACTTCACGAGAGAGATATAATTCAGCCAGGCGTGCCATGTGTGTTTCAAGGTTCGCAGTGCTTACAACATCCCTGGTGTATTGTGTTAGCTCGCCAGCGCTTATTACGTGCTCATTCCCCGACTTTCGTATCTCAGTCCATATAGTAACAAGGTCAATCGGAGACCCGCTCTTATATAGGCTCAAAATCGATTTTGCGACCACTTCATTCTGCCCAACATAGAACATCTCCGGTCTGAATAGAGAGCCTACGCGTGCAATTGCTGATTTCTCCAACAGAATAGCGCCCAGGATAACTCTTTCGAGGTCTTTGTCAAATACTACATTCGCATGTGTCATGTCAACCCGATGTTTTTAAGTACTGTTCCGTTTGATGGCTTTGATTGGGGTTTAGGAGGCTTTTCCTGTTTAACACTTCCAAACTTGTCTTCTCTGCTTGCCCAAGTCGCCAGTCGTTTGCTTACTTCCCAAGTTTCCTGCAATTCCCATTTCATCTTATTCTTACGTTCACTCCATTCCGACCAGTGGTTATAAAATGCCCTCAGTATGTCCTTCCCGTACTTCTCCAAATAGGGGAGAAGAGTATCATAAAATTCTCGGGCGCGCCTCTCTCTTACTTCTTTTATTTCTTCTTTATTATCTTTATTTATTTTGTTCTGTCGGTGTTCGGTGGGTGTTCCTAAAAGTGTTCGCTTAGTGTTCGGCTTAGGATTGTAATCGTCGTATTTACAAAGAGTTATCCGTCCGATTCCCTGTTCTTTATCTGTTCGAATCATGTTTTGGCTACGCAATAATTCAAGAAAACTGAATACCTTATCAACGCTTTTCCAATACCAGCGCTGTTGTAGATACCGGACGCTTGCAACTACCTGACCGCGTCCCCATTTAATGACCTTCCCTTTTATAATGCTGGAATTGTCATCTTCATATGCGCATAACTGAATTAAGTCCAGCCAAGCTTCGAACCGACTATATTCTCTTTTTTCTGTGAACAGCTCATGCTCGAACAACCGCCTGCTTACTGTGATAAAGCCTCCCTTCTCTGTCATATGAGCTATTTTGATGTTAGGCTCCAGCCTGGTATTGAATCAATGAGTACTGAGTAACAACAACACCTGTCGGCGTCTTTACTGATTTCGTCTGAATGACATGGCCCATGTCACGGATCTCAAAAATGCGTGCCGAGAGCCTTAAACAGCCGAATCGGAGTATTGCCTGCAGGCTGGTGATGGTCTTCCCACTCAATAACCACTTCAGGATCTTCTCCCGCTGTGTAAGCAGTCTTTTTCTGTTGGCTGGGTGTATTCTGTTCTTTTTCATCGGACGGAATTGTTTACGAAAATTTATAACCTGACAAATTGAAATCTTAGTCGATGATGTTCTTGTTCTTCAGTTTCCCTTTGGCTCCTTTCCTCCACTTCTTTTCAAGCTTGCGGCGGGCGTGTGTTTTGAAGCGCTGGTTGAAGATATCCACCAGGGCCTCGCCGAATTTCTTGGTAGCCGGGTAGAAGAGCTTATAAATAGCGTCTCCTTTTCGGTGCACAAGGTCCAGTACCTTTATTTCGATTGTTACTCCTTTATGTAAGTAGGAAACTGTTTGGCCGATTAGATTCTCCATTGTTCACTTAATTGATAGGTTAGAGTTCGATTTCTATGGGGTAGGTGCCGATGTAGTCTGAGGATTTATATCCGGGGACTTCCCTAGCCGCTTGCTCAGATTCATATGTCGTCGTCCTGCCTAACCAAAAGCTGCCAGCGGGAAAAGATTTATACATGTTCACCCACACCGTTTTCTTTACTGGCGCCATGAAAAGTTTTGCAGACTTCCTGATCAAAGAAAAGCCATCAGACGCCATGCCTTCGTCATTTACCACTGTAACCCACTCACGCCCCTTGTTGTCAATATATGTGAAAACATGGTGGTGCTCTATCAGGTCGTTTACGGCAGTGAATTTATAGTTGGCCGGTACTCCTTCATTGGTTACCACCGGCTCTCCGGCTAATGCTTTCTGCAGGTCAAAAGGTTTATAGTTCATACAGTAATTTTTTCAGGTGTTAAATTGTGATTGTTGAG